ACGTTGCCGGTGCTGTCTATCGGCCCGCAGGCGATGCTGCCGGTGCTGGTTATCGGCCCGCAGGTGAGGGTGCCGGCAGCGGACATATTGCCGGTGCTGCTAACCGATGCGCCGGTGATGGTCCCGCCAGCGGACATATTACCGGTGCTGTTTACCGTCCCACCGGTGATGCTGAGATCGCTGGTGATGGTGCCGGCAGTGTGAATATTGCCGGTACTGTTTATCGGCCCGCAGGTAATGCTGTTGAAAACGAAACTGCCGTCGTTCAGCTTGTCGTAAAATCTCCTCACCGCTCCCATCATGGCGCGGGCGCAGTTGTTAATTCCGCTAACTTGCATATTTTCTGGCCAACCATTTGGTGGCGATGCAGTGTTGCTCTCGTCTACTGGAGACCAGGCGGAGATATCTGCCATCTTTTAGGCTCCTGCTTCCCGCAAAAGGATCCGCCGGGCGAGTGCCTCCAGCGGCGTTACGACGACGAGCGTGCCACCTGTGGGCACGTGATGCTGCAAGGCGTCCTGGGTTGGTTGCAGCATCAGCGGACTGCAGCATGCCTCGGTGACAACGTGGCCGTCCTTGTCGCGCGCCTGTACCGCCCGCGCCCAGTGGAAGGGTTGCCCGTTACAGGCGGCGACCACGTCGGGCTTCGCTTCCGGGTAGCCGAGGATCTCGGCCATTGTCCGGTCAAAGCTGTCCGGCTGGTTGGACGCCGATGAGAAAGCATCGGCACACGCCTGGTCCTGCGTCACCAGAACACCCTCCGCCCGCGCCACAACGATGGCGTTCAAGCCATGCGGTATCTGCGTCATGTCTTCCGGCACCAGGAAACATGCGCGCTTGGGGTGAGCGGGGTCGAGCATGGCGGCCAGTTGCGCCTTGATGTCGCCGGCCGGCTCGGGGGTCGGGGTCATATTTTGCCGAACAAACTTCTCCCTAGCCCCGCTATACCAGAGATGCCCGACAGGACCTCGGCGCCCTGGTTCTGGAAGTACGGCTTTGTCTCGCTGCCGGTGCCGCCGACCGGGGTGCCGATATAGCCCTGGTATTTGCTGAGCGTGTCGTAGGGCGCGTTCTGCATGCCGTAATAGCGCTTCATGGAGTCGTCGATCATCGCCTGGTCGACGCCAGCCAACCCGGTGCCGGCAGTCACCTGACCCTGCGGTCCGATGAATTGCGACTGGGCGAATTGCGGGTACTGCCGTAACGCATCCATCGCCGCCTGATTGCCGGTGTTAAAGGCGTTGTTGAGCCCGGCAATACCGTACTGACTGGCCTGGGCGTATTGGTTGGCCGCCTGTTGCGCCGCGGTTTGTCCCTGCCAATACTGGCTGCCGGCGGCGGCCTGTGTGGCGGCGGCGTTTTGCAGACCGGTCTGCGCCCGGTCCGCCCCTGCGAGATACATACTGCCGGCTTGGTTCTGGATGCCAGCGGCGTTCTGCAATCCGGTCATACCGAGGCCGAGGCCGGAATTGTAGAGCTGCCCGTAATTCTGCGCCGCAGTGTCCTGCGCCGTCCGTTCCCGGGCATAGTTGGCGTTCATCATGTTTGTGCTGATATCGCCGAGGCCGCGGGCCAGGTTCTGCTGCCCGGTCGAGACCGCGTTCGCCATCGCGCCACTGCCGTATCGGCCGCCGCCGCTGAACATGGCGTCGGTCTGAGGCGCAATCGCGGTCTGGTAGTTGCGGGTGACCGGGTCCTGCGCCGCCTGGATCGCCGCATTGATGTAGGGGTTGCTGTTGAGGTAAGAGCCGCTGGCGGTGTTCCCCAGCTGCGACAGGCCGAGGTTGTTGTTGGCCCCGGCGGCGTTGGCCATCCCCGCTATCGGGGCGGCGTATTGCCCGATATTCTGAGCGTAGTTTTCGGCCGCGTTGGCGGCATTGGCGCCGGCCTGCTGCATCTGCGGGGCATATTGCCTGACCGCGTTGGAATACAGGTTGCCGGCGTTCTGCGCCGCGCCCTGCAATTGATTAAAGTACTGCTCCGGGATCGAGGTACCGGCGGCGTTGCTCTGGTAATACGGGTTGGCCGGGTTGTCGGCACCACCGTAACCGCCGGTCAATGCCGTATTAAACGCGGTATTGGCGGTTCCGAGGCCGGCGCTGAGGTTGTTGGCGGTGTTGTAATAATTCTGATAGCCGGAGACCCGTTCCGGCTGCCCGGTCGCTGCCAGGGTTTGACCGGGGTAGTATTGCATCGGGTTGTTTTGATAGAGGCTCTGCGCCTGCGCCCACATGTCGTTCAGGTAGGGCGACTGTGCCTGCTGCGTCGCGCTGGTCGTGCTGGTGGTGATATTCCCTGCGGGCTTTGACCCCTTTGACATCTGTCAGCCCCTCAAATCACGGACGATCACGATATCGCCGGTAGCTTCACCACCCCAGGCGCGGACCCAACCAGGCCGCGCACCGCTAGAAGCGATATGTGCGCATCCGCACTCCTGCGCGTGCCGGTCGATCACCGCGACCGCGGTTTTGATCCAATCCCGCATGCGCGAACCGCCGCACAACAAAATCTCCAAAATGCGTTTTCTGGGATATTGTTTGACTTCCGTCACGATAACAGCGGCGATTTTGCCGTCCACCTCACAAACCCAGATACAAACCTGCCCCATCATCGTAGATCGCAAAACATCAATAGGTTCAAAACATCGAGTACGTATCGTCGCCTTGCGAAGGAGGCGGGATATTAACCTCCAGTTATCGGCAACCTCCTCTAAAGAAGGCAGCCGTACTGCGACCTGAGCCGGCGCCGCCAGGGGGCCGGGGCAGACGTCGGTATCGGTCCACTCTCTTAGGGTCATATGCCGATAACCGTCCAGTCGGTGCCGTTCCACCACACCAGCACCTGCGCCGTGCCGCCGCCGGCAACGGTAGAGCCCCAGGTAGAGGTGGAGCTGTCGGTCACCACCGCCAGCGTGCCCGGGACCGGCGCCGGCGGGAGGGCGGCGAACCCGGTAGGCGGCACCACCTGCTGCTCCGCCCAGGCGCTCGTCAGATTGATGCTCTGCGCCATGTCCCGCAGCCACTGCGCCCAGCCCGAGAACGGCATGTCGGGTGAGACCGGCGGGATGGCAGGAGATCCGCTGCTGTGCGCTGCCATCAGTACATCGCCGCCGGTTGCCGGCGCGCCATCAACTGGTTTAGCGGCGAGGTGTCGTAACTTGGCGCCGGCGCTTGCGGCGTGGCAAAGTGTTGGTTCAGAAATGTCACCATGTCGCGGACATCAGATGGCATCTGCCGGTCAAACGGCGAACCGGGGCCGTAAGACGCCGCCTCTTGCATCAGCGTTGCCATGTCCGGCGCCTGGTCGGTCCACTGCACCGGCGGCGTCTGCGGTCGGGCCATGGTCGGAAACGGTGCGTTCTGCTGCAGCCATTGGTCGCCGAGATGCTGCTGCAATAGGTCGAGAGCCGACTTCATCGCCTGGTCGCCTCCGGCATCATCTGCAAATCGATGCCCGCCAGATGGGTGAATTGCTGCCCCGCCGGCATTTGCAGCCGAAATCGGATATACCGGCCGGTGCAGCGCTGCGGGCACTCGCCGATCGCGTTGATTGCGACCGGCACTTCCCAGATGACAGGATCAGTCTGACGTTCGCGGTGCCCGACCGCGATCGTCGCAGCGCCACCGTCGATCAAGGGCCGGGTCATCTGCACCCAGGCCCGCCGGCCCTCCGCCGGTTGCATCTCCGGGGTCTCCAGTATCGGTGCCATCGCCGGGCCGCCGCTGATAGCGAGCTTGTGATCGGCAGTAAAAAGCCCGACGCGAGAGCTTGCATTGCCGCTCCAGAACGGATCGTCAAACGGCGGGGAGATGGTGTCGACGGTGCCAAAGCTGTCGATATTGTCGACGTTGTACGCGGTCACTGTCGCAACCTGCCCGAGAAACTCGGCGTGATTTGCCGCCGCCTCCATCTCGCTGAGGGTCGCCCGCCCCAGTTCCCAGTTGTAAATCAGAACATGGGTAAAGAGGCCGCCAGAGCCCGGGGTCGGAATGCCCCACATCACCGAGCGGGTGCGCGGATCGGAGACCCCCTGGACATAGTTCAGGCAGGCATCGTCCAGCATGTTGTAGAACGCTCGGTCGAACTTTTGCGCGCCGACCGCAAAGCTGGTGCTACCGTCAAACGCGGCAAAGCCGGCGGAACTGAGGTAGTAGACAACCGGGCGGATGGCGCCGGTATTGTCCTTTGCAAAGCTCTGGACGATCGATAGAGGCGCCAGCGTCCCGGCCGCGCCTTGCGCCACCTTGAAGTTGAAGATCAGTTGCCCGCCGACATAGGCCGCGGTCCAGATGCCTTTTTCGCAGAAGATCGCAACATCGCTGCCGGGAGCAAACCCACTGACGAGACCAGTGACCTGGCCAAGATCGGTCTGCTGCAAATCCTGAAAATCGCTCTGGACCTGCACCGCAGGGACGCTACCCGGGACCGGCCAGTAGGCCGGCGAGTTGATGCCGCTCCACCACACCCTCGATGGCCGCACCCCGTCAACCCCGTCGAACGTGTTGCCGAACATCAGGAAGTCTTTGACCACCGCGGCACATTTAGCGGTGGGCGCGTCCGGCGAGAGATCGGCAAAGGCCGGTGTCCCGCTGGGCGGCAGGACCAGGGTCTGCGGTTTGTCGTTGCCGTTGGTGGCGATCACCCGGTCGCCAAAGCTGGTAAAGCTCCAGTGGCCGCCGGCACTGATGCCGGGCGTAGCGTAGCCGCCGGCGTTGCTGACATCCGTAAGGGCGCGAGCGCCGCCGGCACTCATGTAGAGCTTGGTCCGGTCGCCGGCGAACAGGTAGACCGTGCTGTCGCCGCCCTTGATCGAATAAAGCCCTTGCGCCCGCTCAGAGAGGGCGTTGCTGCTCCAGGCGATCCAGGTTGGCATCGGCCCGTAGGATTTGGCCGTCAGCGGGACACAGTTCTTGATCCTGGGGCTACCGGCGTTTTGAAAGTCCGGAGCATCCGGCAGCCACTCCGGCCAGTGCAGAATGGTCATGTCGGCGGCTCCTGCTCGGCGTAATACTGTCCCGGCAGGCTGGCTCGAAGCTCGTCAAGCTCGGCTTTGAGTGTCTTCACAGCGTTAACCAGGGCGTACAGAAGCGGGCCGCTGTCGATAGCCGAAACATCTATTGTTTCCGGGGCTTCGCCATCCGATGGTGCAGCTATCGCAACGGTGCGCGCCATCTCCGGTATGACTAATGCGGCGGCGTCGGCGTCGAGGCCGACATAATCGGTCCCCGCGAGGTTCCACTCGTCATTGTTATAGCGGTAGTTTTTCGGGCTTAACGCAAGCACCGCTTGCAAACCCGTAGACCAATCTTCGACAGTGGATTTTAGTCTGCGGTCTGAAGGCGCAACCCACGGTCCGCCGCCGGGTTTGGTCGCGGTTGTGCCGTAAATCTGAAATCCG